ATGTAATACACACCTTACAGAACAAGCCCTACCTTCCCTTACCTCACCGCCATAGTGAGCAACTATTACTCCAATGGGTATTGTGTTCGCATCGGTTCTGCCATTGCGAAGGCTAGGCTTCCTACTTCTGGACCAGTCTTGTGCTGGCATCCGCAGTCCTCCTTACATTTCTTGTGCATAGTAGTAGCGCGTTTGAACTGACCGATCTTATTCAGTTCACCACCTGCCTTACATAGTTCGCAAATCATTTAGGTTGAAGCGCTTTAATTGCTTTAGGATCCCCACCAGAAAGTACAAGCGAAGCGTGAGTTAGTCCCCAATTATATGCGTTATGTTCTGGGTTAGGATTCATTGGATCTTCTGATTCAATCATCAAGTCTGTAATGTTTTTATTAATCTTGTCTGTGTTAATTACTTTTAGATTCATCTTTGTTCTCCTCTTCTATTTCTGTAGTTTCTACTACCTCTGGTACTGGTTGTAGTATCTCTGTTGTAGTTATTTCACCCTCTGGTACTGGTGTCATTGCTTCTCCTTTAGCCATTGTGTTAGGTCTTGGATTACCCAAGCCTTATCTATTCCTGCGTTTCTTCTTTTGAATAAAACATAACTAAGAGGCTGACTAATACCGCGATGCTTAGAATAATTAGTAGCTTCTTTTTGTGCTTCATCCCAGAACTCCTTTAAGTTTAACTTCTTAGTATTCTTTAACTCAAAGATAAAGGTTTCACCGGCAACTATAACTACTAGATCACCCTCATCTTCTGACCCTGATAGACGTAGCCTCTCAGCTACTGCTCCCATCTTCCTAAACCATTTCATTACATCAACTTCAAACTGAGCACCCTTGGTCTTGTTATACCTTGGAGTCATTAAACACCGCATCTCTTCTATACATCATACCCAAAGCATCTGAGTCACTGATCTGACATATCCCATAGTTAACAAATAAACCAACGTGATCAGATCCATCTGCTGTATGTGGACCAAACCTATTCTTAACTGCTGCTACCTTTAATACTTTGTTATAAGGATCAAAGCCAAGAGTAAGTATTAGCGCTGGTAGTTGAGATACCTTACCGTGAATAGCCCTACGAGCAGGTGGTTCACTAGTCTTTCCATACTCAGTCTGTTCACTGACGTGGTGCAATACCATTACACAGGCTTCAGTCTTGCGAGCCATATCGTGGAACTCCACCATAATAGCTCGCAGACCTGCCCATTCATTATCAGATTCAGCAGCAACATTCATCAGGTTATCTATAACAACCAACTCAGGTGGAATACCAAACAATTCAACATAGGCTCTAACCTCTAACTCAATATCATCTAATGATGGTGATGAGTCAAAGACGAACTGTATGTTTTCTAAATTGTCTAGATGCTTATCGTAGTAATGACGGTTACTATTTAGATTAGCTTCCACCATAAGTTGACTGTGTCCTGATAGGTGAGAGGCTGCTCTCATCATCACTGTTGCTGTATCTGTATCTGCTGAAAAGAATAAAGTAGGAACTCTTGCTTTAATTGCGTAAATAAGAGCGAACATACTCTTACCAACATTGGGTGCGGCTGCAATCATACATACCTGACCTCTACGAAACTTGATCTGCTTCTTAGCTAGATCAGCCCATACGTCAGGTAGTGGTGTTGCATTAGTGGTTGACCCACGCCACGCCCTATTTAAATTAAGCAACGTTTTCCTCTTGTATTTTTATATTTAATTTAGCTCTTAGTTTTCTGCGGTCACGCTCAGTTACTCCGCCCCAAACGCCAAATCTTTCTTTGCGTAATCCCCATTCAAAACACTCGGCAATATGAGGACATATTTTGCATATTCTTTTAGCATTAAATGCCTGACTACTAGAACCGATATCAGGGAAGAATAGTTCTGTATCCACCTCAGAACATAATGGGTTCTCAAATTCCCAAGGAACCCTCATAGTTTACTTTATAAAGATAGGGTCAACTGGTGCATAGCCTTCAGGCTTACGCATCGGTTTAGGACCTTTCATTGGATCAAACCAACCTTTGTATGGTTTGCCCTTTTGTGAAACTCCAACAGCAAATACCATCTTGCCATTAATGCAATCAGGTGCATCTGCTCTGTCGTATGTCCAAACAGTTCCATACTTATCTGTCATTGTGTCACCACCTGCATCTGATGATATTGCGGTAGCACCTAGTGCTTTCTTAGCATAAGAGATAGCACCTCCGCCATTACTAGGAGCTACATTAACTCTACCTAGAGAGGCACCAACAGACTCTATTAGAGTTGCTGTATCTTGAACTGCTGTTAACAGTTCTTCTAATTCTTTAGCGTTATCGGCATAGATATTTATAAGTGAACCATCTTTGCCGTAGTTAACCTGTATCTTTGTTGTTGCATTTGCAGCCATTACTTACCTCCGGTGTGTTTGACAGTTAATCTTAATGATTCCTGTCCCTGTTTTTTTGGTACAAAGCCGAGGAGTTTTTCTACCTCATCGGCATCTACTGAATTGCGACCAGTAATAGTGCTCCATACTATGGATACACCACTGTTAGTCTGTCCAGTAAATCCTTCTAGTGAAGCCCGTAAGGACTCCTTTTCATCTGTTAGTTCTTTAATCTTTGCATCTAATTGTAAATATTTCAAAGCGGATGTGTCAACCTCAGGGTTGTCTATGAATATCTCATCCTCTTTGATAAGTTCTTTTTTTATACCAGTACATCCGATCTTGCCCGACTCATCAAAGTACTTGCAATAGAACTTGCAGTAGTTTTGATCGCGCTCTGGCTCTGGTGCGATTGCGCTCTCTTTAATAGCTGATAACCAATTCAAAGCATCTTGTGCTAGTGATTCATCATAAGGTTCTGAATGAACTTTGATATCTCTTTCATCACCATCACGGGCAATGGCTACTAGATTAACAGTTCTGGGTGTCCCCTTACCAGACTTATCAAGTAAGTAGCCATACACCTGTACTTGCCAACGCTGTTGTAGCGATGGAAAGTAAGATAGATTCTTAACCTTAACGGTTTTCCAATCTATCACATCTCCTGTTTCAGGTATATATAAATCTATATGAGCTTTCATATCACCGAACTCAACTTCTGTTTCAACCAAATACTTCTCACCCTTTGGATCAAGTGCTGATATAGCCTTCTCAATCTCAGCGTGGATAGCAGTACCCATAATTGCAGCTAACTTTAATTCATTATCATTAGTTGCATCTCGCCCATTAAGACGATACCAAACCTTACGCCGACATCCACCTAACTCAGATGGACCTACTTGTGTCTGCTTAGATCTAGCCCTACCAGCATCCTTATCTCTAAGAACCTGGAGTAATAATTCTTTAGGATCGCTCACTAGTTCCTTGTCTAAGCGCTACTGCATAAGTTGGATAGCGCTTGTTTAAACCTTTTCTTATCTGCTTAGCAGAAGTCTTATATATTAGATACATAAATTTAAAGTACATTATAACCCCCATTTAATAAAGCACTCTAGAATAAACTTGTACATCTCTAAGTCTAATAGATACCACTGTAAATGCCAATAGATCTCACTCATTTATTATCCTTACTTAGTAAATTGTGTCTTGATACTAGGCGTTCCACCACACCATACATTGTACTGTATGGCAATGTTGATGGCTTTCTTTGCAGCACTCGTTGCTTTTGTATGAGTTTTTGTTTCAATCTCCATTGCTACTAGAGCACCTAGAGCTAACCCACCACCTGAGCCTATGCCGTACAAACCTCTGTCATCTCGCATATACCCGTAGTCATCACTAAGTTGAAATAACTTTCCGTTAAAACAAAGTAAAGCATCCCAACCTGAGTCATCATCATTCTTAGTTTTAGGCGCAGGATCATAACCTGCATCAGTTAGTGTTTGTTTTATAGATGGTAATACCCTGATCATCACAAACCTATCAGGATCTTGTGTCTTAATTACTTTAGGTGGTTGCCATAAGTTATTAAGAATATCTCCAGCCAGTGCATCACCGGCAACTGCAATTAAATACTCGTTGACCTTAACTATTTTGTCGTAACCTTTAGCTATGTAAGGTCTATCGGTATAGGTAGTCATTGAGTCTGCTGCAAGCACAGCCCAACC